ACACCGCGCCCTGAATCGACGCCGCCACGGCGCAGCCGACCAGACAGTCGAACCAGTGGTTGTCCGGCCCGCCCGCGCGAATCTTCCACTCGTCCACCACGCGGCCACGGGCCTCGGTCTTCACCCGGTACTCGGCGGTCAGGTGCTCGGCCAGGAGTTGATGCTCGGCGGGCTTCCGCCCGAAGAGCGACATGCCGCCGGGGTCGCCCATCGCCACGGCGAGCCGGGCGTGAATGAAGCTCTTCCAGTAGTTGGTGTCGATCACGACGTGCCGCACCTGGCGGCGGCCCTGGACATTGGGGATGCGCCAGTGATGACCGATGCGCTCGCCACGCTTGCGCTTGTACTCGCTAAAGGGGATGCTTGACGCCCCGATGTACCGCCCGTGGCTGGGCAAGATCAGGCCTGCGTGGGCGCTCTGGCGGCAGAACTGGTAGACCACGTCGGTGGACTGGCCCCAGTTGGCGTCGATCAGGCACCGCTCGATCCGCATTTCCGCACCGTCGTCCCGCCGCCAGCGTTTGGCCACGTACTGCTCGGTGAGCTTCTCCAGCCCGGCATAGATGCTGCCTTCCAGCCCCGCGCCTGGCGCAACCCGCGCCAGGGTCTTCTGTACGTCGCGCAGGGCGAACACCGGGCGCTGCTGGTCCGGGTAGGTGCCGTAATCGACGACATACCCCGTGAAATCATCCTCCCAGGCGACCACCGCGTGGAAGAGCAGCTTGCCCTGCACGTCGATGAACATCGTCAGATGGCTGGCCCCCAGCGGGATCACGCCCCGGGGGTGCCCGTTGGTCTTACCGGCGATCACCTCGGTGGTGAGCTGGTCGCCATCGCCTTCCTCCTGCGGCAGCGGTTCGTTCTGGTATTCGGCCCAGAAGGCCCGCTCATCCTGCAAGCGCAGGTTCATCGCGTGCTGGATTGCCGAGAGCTCATCGGCATTGTGCCGCTCGGGCCAGGCGATCACCGCGCCCGCATCCATCTCCTTGCGGTGCTGGCGATAGAACTCCGTGGCCTCGTGGCCGTCGCCGTCGTTGCGGAAGCTGTCGGCGCGCATCTGGGCGTAGCGGTCCCAGAGCTTCTCGTTGGTCGGGAAGGCGTACACCAGCTTCGTGCGTTCGCCTTGCCAGGCGGGGTGCTTGTCGCGGTCGAGAATCTGGTCGGCGATGTCGCCGGGGCGGATGACCGTGCAGGGCATGATGCCGGAGATCTTCTGCCCCGGCCCGGCCAGGTTCAGGATCGCGCCGTTGAGCGTCTCCATGCGGACGCGAACCTGTTGGTCGCTGCGCGCCGACTCATCGGTCTGCGGGTCATCGAGCACCACCAGCGACGGGCGCACGGCCCGGCCGTCGGCGCGCTTGAACTTCATGCCGCGAATGCGGCTCTCGATGCCCGCCACGCGGATGATCGCGCCGGAGGCGCGGCTGCCCTCGATGGTCGGCAGCACGATCTCGTCGGCCGTCCACACGATCCGCGTCGCCTTGCCGCCATAGAGCTGTCCCTTGGCACGGTTGTGGATGCGCTCCAGGGCGTGAATCGGATACACGACCTCCGGGTAATCCTCCAGCAGGTGGTCGTTGGTCTCAAACTCCACCTTGATGCTCTCGAGCATGCTGCGGGCGTGCCCGGCGTCCGAACCGATCAGGCAGACAAACTCCCGCGCCCCGGTGAGCATCGCCCAGATGCAAGCCGTCTCGGCCAGCGTGGTTTTGCCGCTGCCGCGCGGCATGGCCATCGCAAACAGCCCGCCGCGTAACACGGCGGTCTCGATCTTGGTGATCACCTTCAGGTGGTCCTCCGACCACGGCAGGCTGAAGGTCTCCGGGAAGTACGCCTCGCAGAACAACCGAAAGTCTCGCGCGGCCCGCGCCTTGCGCTGCGGATCGACCACCGCCGGCAGCTCGCCGATGTCGCGGCCGCTGGCGGAAATCTCCGCGTTGCGGGCGCGGGCCGCCTCTTTCATCGCTTCGTAATCGAGGGGCGGTTTCTCCGGCTCGGGATTATGGCGCGACCACACCAGCCACGCCGCGTAGCGCAGCAGATCGACGTGCTTCTCGTCGCCGATGCGGTAGCCGGCCCGGTTGCGGTGCCGGCGCAGCTGCCGCTCGCTGAGCACCTCGCCCAGCGGCGTGGAGTTCAACATCCGCGTCAACATCGACGGCCGCAGTTGCCGCACATCAATCGCCATGCGCCGCCTCCCGCGCCAACCAGGCGGCGTAGTGGACCAGGTTGAGGGTGCCATCAGCGTTGGTGGGCGCGCCGGCGTCGATGTCGGCGCGCACCATCGCCTCGGTGATCCGCCGGTTCCCGGCGGCGGCGAGGATTTTCGCCGCCTGGGCCGGCGTCAGAGCCGTCATTCTGGGCATCTGGTCGGTCATATCTCTAGCCCGGGGGCACGCTTACGAGAATCTGTAAGTTCTTTTCCGACAGCGGGTTAATCGCCTTGATGTTCCCGCGAAAGCATGGCTGAATGTGGGTGTTGAAACGCACGTAACGCCAGCAGCCACAAGGAGATAGGCCATGCGGAAGAGCGACAACAACCACGAGGAAACGACCACCAACCAGCGCGACTGGCACGACCTGAAGCCCGGCGACGTGATCTTCTTCGCCACCGGCTGGTACGAGGTCTTCGACGCCTACTCGGTCGCCCGCGACACCATCCTGGTGAAGCTGGTCATTGACACCCGCATCGAGAGCTACCGCGTCCGCGTGGGCGCGGGCAGCAAGGTCACCTGCCGGGCCTGAAAACAACAACCCAAACTGAGGAGAAGTGCCATGACGACCATCGACAACACCCTCGCCCAGATCGCCAAGGAGCAGATGCAGATCGAGACGCTCGAAACCCGCAAGCACGACGCCCTCGACTTCCACACCGTCGCGGTGTGGGAGGCCAAGAGCGCCCTGCAGGCCGCCTACGACGCAGGTCGGAGCAGCGCCACCGCCGGAAGCGCCGCCTTGGTCGACGCCCTGCGCGAAAACCTCTCGCCCGAGGCCGTCGCCGCCATCGCGTCCTGGCTGCAGCCTGCCAGCACCAACGACCCGAAGGTCAACCGCGAGATTCGCTGGTTCAGCGAGCAACTGGCCCAGGCCCTTGGCGGATGGGACCAGCAGAGCCGTCTGGCGGAAGAACTCGGCTTGTAAGAACCAAGCATGGGCCTGGCCAGCCCGAACACGGCCAAAGGAGAATCTGCCATGAAAAGCAGCGACGTACAGATGGGCGCGACGTACCTGGTGAAGGTCGCCGACAACCTCGTCCCGGTGAAGCTCACCCGCGAACATCCCAGTGGCGGGTGGGAGGGCGCGAGCGAAAAGACCGGCAAGACCATCCGCATCAAGAGCGCCCAGCGCCTGCGGAAACGGCTGGCCGACGCGGCCAACCCCGCCGCCCACGGGGCGACGCCCACCGTGAAGCCGACCAAGGAGGCCAAGTCGGAAACCGGACGCGACACGGGCGAACGTGGCGCAAACGGGGGCCAAGGGGGCGGTGACGCCGCCGCCACCGGCAAGGCCATGAGCCTCCTCGACGCCGCCGCCCACATCCTCTCCCTGGGCACCGGCGACCCGATGCGCTGCAAGGACATCGTCGACCTGGTGGTGAAACGCCAGCTCTGGACGCTCGGCACGGGCAAGACGCCCGCCAGCACCCTCTACGCCGCCATCCTCCGCGAGATCACCACCAAGGGCGACGAGGGCCGGTTCGTGAAGACCGAGCGCGGCAAGTTCGCCCTCAAGGACAGCCAGTACATTCGCGAGCAGGCCGCCAAGGCCGCCCGCGCCTAAGCGGCCGCTCATACCACCACCTCCAAAGCAGCCCCGGCCTCGGCCGGGGTTGTCTCAGTCATGGCGATCCGCTGGGCCTTCTTCCCGGTGAACTGCTCCCATCGCTGAACGATCACATCGCAGTAGAGCGGGTCGAGTTCCATCAGATACGCATGCCGACCGGTCTGCTCGCAGCCGATGAGCGTTGAGCCGCTGCCGCCGAAGAGGTCTAGCACGTTCTGGCCCGGCAGCGACGAGTACTGAATCGACCGCACCGCCAGCTCCACGGGCTTCTCGGTCAGGTGGACCATGTTCTGCGGGTTGACTTTCTTGACGTGCCAAAGGTCGGTGGCGTTGTTGGGGCCGTAGTAGTTGTGGCCCGCGCCTTCCTTCCATCCGTAGAAGCAAATCTCAAACGCGCCCATGAAGTCCTTGCGCGTCAGCACCGGGTGCTGCTTGTCCCACACGATGCCCTGGCTGAAGTACAGGCCCGACGCGGCCAGCGGCGCGGGGTAGTTGCCCAGGTTCGCGTACCCACCCCAGATGTAGAACGACCCGCCCGGCTTGAGCACGCGCGAGGCGTTGCCGAACCACGCCAGCAGCATTTCATCGAACGCTTCGGTGGTGACGAAGTCGTTCTCCAGCGGACGGTCCTTGGCCCGCATCTTCCTGGTGGTGCCCTTGGCCTTGGTCTTGTCGCGGGCCAGATCGAAGCCCTGGTGGTGCATGCCCGCCGCGTCGCTGGCCTTCACCGCGCCGCCGCGCTTGCCAGCGGAGCTGAACGACGAGAGCCCCGCCGCGATGGCGTTGTTGCTACGCGGCTCGACCTTGACGTTGTACGGGGGGTCCATTGAAACCAGATCGATGCCGGCCCCAGCCAGAAGGCGGTCGAGGTCCGCCGCGCTGCCGCTATCGCCGCACATGAGGCGATGGTCGCCCAGCACCCAGATGTCACCGCGCTGGGTGACGGGCGCATCGGGCGGTTCGGGCACGGCATCCGGATCGGTGAGCCCCTCGGCCACGTCGCCGTCCAGCAGCTTGGCGAGTTCCTCGTCATCGAAACCCAGCACGCCCAGGTCGTACTCGGCCTGCTGCAGGTCCTTGAGCTCGATGGGCAGGAGGTCGAAGTTCCACTCGGCCAGTTCGCCGGTCTTATTGTCCGCGATCCGGTAGGCCTTCACCTGCTCGGGCGTCAGGTCGGTCGCCACGTGGACCGGCACCTTGGCCAGGCCGAGCTTCTTGGCCGCCTTCCAGCGGGTGTGGCCGGCGATGATGATGCCCTCGGCGTCCACCACGATGGGCTGGCGGAAGCCGAACTCCCTCAGACTCGCCGCCACGGCGTCCACGGCGTCGTCATTGACGCGGGGGTTGCCCGGATACGGCTGGATGGCCTCGATGGTCCGCAATTCGACATCGAACGTCCTGGTTGTCATGGTTGCACCTCCGTGCGCGTTGTGGGTCGTGAGAAGAAAACGGACACGCCAAACAAACTCTGTCTATGCTCGTGACTGTTCCCGCCGCCATCTTCCGAGGCGCTGGCGGGGAAGTACCTAATCTCAAGATTCACCCTTTCACCCACCCCCTCGCGTACACACGCAAAATCACGCGGGCGGGCGTCGCGCGAGGGGGTGGGGGTGAAAGAGAGAAACATGAAGAGAGAGTTGTTGTTTTTCTCTATATTTCTGCTGTTTTCGCGGTTTCCAAGTTTCACCCTGCGGGGGTGAATCTTGGGTGAAACTTGGGGAATCATGAGCGAGAACGGGCCGTTCATGTTTCACCCCCTGGCGATGTTTCACCCTCAAGATTCACCCCACCCTTCAGGCGGTAGGCGCGGATCGGCCAACCGGGCCGGGGCGTGTGATCCGGCTCGATGTCGCCTTGCTGAATCAGTGTGTCGATAAGCATGCCGAAGCTCTTGGCGTCCATCTTCATCCGCTTGAGCAGCACGCTGTGCGGCAACACCTGGCCTGGCGCTTTGCGCAGCTTCTCCACCGCCTTGAGGCACTCGGCATGGAACGGGTTGTCGGCGACGTGGCCCGCCGCCATGAAGAGCATGCGCCGGGTCTGGTGCATCACGAACGCCGATGCCCATTCGACGGCCGCCAAGCTGATACGCGGGGACTGGTGGTTCTCGCTGATGGCGTACAGGAGCGCCAGCTTGCGAACCTGCTCGCTGACGCGACCCCAGACCGTGGTGCCGACCGAATCACCGCGTCCTTCGGCCGCCGTGTATTCGGTTTCCGCCTGCTGGCGTGTATCCACCAGCAGGCGACGTGCCTCCTCGCTATGCGCGACCACCGCGGGCACCGGGTGCCAGTCCTGGAGGTTGCCCGTGCCGGGGCGATAGTCCGCCCACCACTTGGCCGCCGCCAGCACGCGCGGCGGCAGATCGCGGATGCTTGGTTCCTGGCCCGTGCCCCGTGGCCCAGCCTCCAGGATGATCATGCGGGCGAAAAAGCCGTTGGTCAGCATTCGCTCCGACAGGGCCTCGTAGTAGTGGTTGGGGATGGCGGTGCCGAAGATCACCAGGCTGGGCTGGTCGATCACCCCCGGCGACTCCTTGCCGGCCTTGCGGCGCATGGGAAAGACGCTGTTGGCCGACGAGTACATCGTCAGCAGCGTGGACATGATGGCCTCGTGCCGCGCGTCCTTGGCCTTGTTGATCGACTGAAGCATCCCGTCGATCTCGTCGGTCTGGAACAGCATCCCCGGCGTCTGGAACAAGGCGTCCTGGATGCCTTCGCCGCTGGCGAAGCGCTCGCCGAGGCATTCGGATAGGCCCACCTCGTGGACGATGCGGGTGTTGACCTTGCGCGGCCAGTCCTTGCCCGCCGCCGAGTGGGCCAGGCCCAACAGGTAGATGTTGGTGCGGTTGTCGCCCGAGTCACGGACCTTCCGCCCAGCCATGAACGCCAGGAGTGACAGCGCCCCGGCAAACGCCATCACCGGATTGGGGTACGGCGCGGTCGCCAGGCAGTAGTCCATCACCTCGCTGACGAATCCCGGCATCCGCAGCATCTCGGCCGACATCGGCCCCGGGTCGGGAATCTCCGGCGCGGCCGGAGGCGTGGCTGCGTTGTCGGCTGCACCGTTGGGTCTCTGGCCGACGATGCCGGAGATGTCCACGCCCCGGGCACTGTCGGGCAGAGAATCGCCGCCGTAGCCGGAGAGTCGCAGAGAACTGGCGGCCTGCGCCCAGTCGCCTCCATGTTCGAGCATCGTGTAGACCGCGAATGGCGCGTAGCCCCGGTTGGGCTCGAACGGGTCGGCGTTGGCGGTGAAGACGTAGAAGACGCCGTCCCTGAGCGTCGCCGACCAGCCGGAGGTCTTGCCCGGCCGCCGCCAGTATTCATTGTCGCCGGATTTGGCCAAGGACCAGCCATGCTTCTGGAGCACAGCCCGTACATCGCCGCGCCTGTTGAAATCATCGCCGGGCCGGTCGGCGCTGTGCGACGCACAGGAGGATGGTGGGGCCGATGATGGCCCTCTCTGGCCGACAGGTGGATTATGCGGCGGACAATCCACCACCGGCGGCACATATTCGTTGAGTTCCCACGCGGTCCGCAGCAGAACATCCCTCTCGGCCTCGGTCAGCACGGGCGGGTTGCACAGGTCGCCTTGGATGACCTCGTAACCGGGCGTGGGCGCACAGAGGAACAGCCCGCCTTCGCCCCGGGTCTCAATGAGCGTGACGATCTTGTCCTCCGCGCCGCCGGAACGGCGCTGGGCCAGCTTCATGTTGCCGCAGACCTCGCCCTGGCAGCGGTAGTACACGTGCCGCCCGTCGCGCTGGGTCTTCTCGATGACCAGCTTCGCCAGCAGGTCCGGCGGGATGCGCGCCGCCCAAGTCTCGAACAGCTCGCCCCCGGCGTCGAAGTCGATCATCTCGGCGTTCTGCGACACCGGCCCGCAGAGAATGCACACCGCGTCCGGACCATTGGCGAACCACGCCGAGAGTTCGGCCGGTGTGGGAAGGCGTTTGCGATAGCGCTTCCAATAGCCCACCGCCGGGCGCTTCTCGGTCCGGATCGCCGGCAGCGCGCACAGACCGGCGGCCCGGTAGTCCATCGCGGCGCTTTGGAGGGTGTCCTGCTCCGTGATCAAAACGGAATCTCCTCATCCGGCGGCCCGGCGTAGACCGGCAGGTCGCCATCGTCGTACTCATCGCGGCCGTCCTGGAGCGGCGGGATCGGCCCAAGCTGGTGCCTGGTGATGCGGTCGTACTTCTCGCCCGAAACCGAGCGCACGGTGATCGCCAGCGTGGGGGCGATGCCGCCCGCTTCGCAGATCTCCACGGCCTGCTGCGATGACTCCGGACACGGCTCGTGCGAACGCGCCCTCCACCACGCCTCGGCCTTGCCCCGGGCGTAGCCGGTGTGCTCGAAGCAGACCCACTCGCTGCGGTAGTCGTTGAAGCCGACGCGGTAGTCCACCCGCATGCTGCGCGGGTGGTCCTCGGGCGCGTCGCGCTTCACATGGACGCTGTAGGTGACCTCCTGGACCTCGTACTCGGTCTCAGTCACCTCGCCAGAGAGAACGCCGGCCGTGGAGGCGGTGTGGTCGTGCTGTTCGCGTTTGGGCGGCGGGAACTCATAGCCACAGTCGGGGCAGATCGTGTAGGCGGCGTGGATCACCGCCTGGCACTGCGGGCATTCCTTCGCGGGCGCTTCACCCGTGCCTGCGGCACGTTCCTTGATCTCCAGGGCGTCAACCGGGCCGTGCCGCAGGATATTGCCGCCAAAGTCCAAGACCAGGCAGTTCTCCTTCGACGGGTCCAGGCGGAAGCCCCGCCCGACCATCTGGTAGTAGAGGCCGGGCGAGTTGGTCGGCCGCAGTAGGGCCACGCAGTCGATGTTGGGCGCGTCGAAGCCCGTGGTCAGCACGTTGACGTTGACCAGGTACTTGAGCGACCCGTCCTTAAACCGCCGGAGCGTCTCCGTGCGCTCAAACGGCAATGTCTCGCCACAGACGAACCCGCACTCGTGGCCCATCTCGCCAATCACACGCTGGACGTGCAAGGCATGCTGCACCCCGGCGGCGAAGATCAGCACCGAGTGCCGATCCTGGGTCTGGTCCATGATCTCGCGGCAGGCCGAACGCACCAGCGAGTCGTCGTCCATCAACGCCTCGACTTCGCCCGCGATGAACTCGCCGCCCCGGATGTGCAGGCCGGACGTGTCCACCTTGCGCCGACCGGCTTTGGTCTTGAGCGGGCAGAGGTAGCCTTGGACGATCAGCTCGCGCACGCCCACTTCGTAACAGACGTGGTTGAGCAGGTTCTCCTCGCCGCAGATCATTCCTGTGGTCATCCGGTATGGAGTGGCCGTCAGGCCCACCAGGCGCACGTTGGGATTCACGATGCGTGCCTCGGAGAGGAACGTGCGGTACATGCCCTCGCCGTCCGGCGGGAGCATGTGGGCCTCGTCGATGAGAATCAGATCGAACCGATCAAGTTCGGCCGCACGCCGGTACACGCTCTGAATCCCGGCGACGATGATCGGGTGCTCGGTGTCCCGGCTCTTGAGGCCCGCCGAGTAGACGCCGATGCGGTTCCACAGGTCCGGGGCCATCGCGTGCAGCTTGTCGGCGGCCTGCTCGAGCAGTTCCTTCACGTGCGCGAGGATCAGCACCCGCCCGTCCCATTGCTGGACAGCGTCGCGGCAGATCGTCGCCATGACCGGTGTCTTGCCCCCGGCGGTCGGGATGACCACACACGGGTGATCATCCCGACGACGCAGGTGGTCATAGACGGCGGCGACCGCCTCGGTCTGGTATGGCCGAAGCTGCATCACCATGTGACCACCGCCGTCAGTGTTGCCGCCGCCAGCCAGTAGACGACCTTGCGCCAGTCGCCGCTGGGCATGTAGGCCGCAGCGGCGCAGACGTCGAGGATGATCAGCAGCGTGGGAAAGAGCTTCTGCATGTTCAGTTCAGTTTTGGATTGAAGGAGTGCATTTCGCCCCCGCAGACCGGACAGCGCCGCAGGGGCAGGTCCATGACATCCACCAGCAACCGGCCGTCGGGCACCACCTCGCGGCGGCGCGTGATCAGCAGGTCGATCTGGCTGTCGTCCTCATAGACGCCCGCATGCTCGAGTGCGTCGAGCACGGGCTTCTGCAGGTTGTCCAGGTCGCGCCGTCGCCGATCGGGCGGGAAGGCGTCCATCGCCAGGGCGATGCGCCCGCCGGAGGGCGGCTTGCGGGGGCCGTTGCCGCCGCCCCGGGCCAGGAGGGCGCAGACGTTCGTGCGGAACGTCCGGCCCTCCCGGCTGATCATGGTGTGGCCCCGGAAGTGCCGCCAGTAATGGTTCACCGACGGCGGGTATGGCAGCGTGATCACCACCGCGCCTCCCGCTTCGCCCAATTCGTCCTGCTGATGGTGATCCAGAAGTCTCCGACGAGCAGGATCAGCAGCACGATGGTGCCGCCGAACAGACAGACAATCAGCCAGAACAGGCGATCCAGACGGGTCCACTTGCCGTTGGTCTTGCGCTCCTCGCCACGCACCTTGAAGTAGGCGAGAGTGCCATTGAAAAACCAGAGAAACCAGAAGAGCGTGTCCATAAATGTTCCTTTGCGTGAAGGGTGTCTCCGAACCGCAGAACGGCTCCGGCCGTGATCAGCGCTTCCACGGCGGGGTGTTGCTGGTCACCGGGGCCTGCTGCGGCTGGCCGCCCCCGGACTGGCTCGCGGCCTTGGGCTCGTACCCCTTGATCTCGTTGGTCAGTTCCCCGGTGTCCTCCCGCTTCTTGCACTTGACCGTGATCAAGAGCGGCAGGTTGTGCAGTTCGACGCTGTCGCGCGGCTGCATCACACCCACCGCGTGGCAGATGGCCGAGAGCTCGCTGCGGGCGATCTTCACCGCCGTGGCGTTGGGGTTGTTCAGGTTCAGCCGCGCCCAGACGACGCGGTTCTTGAACTCGCCCTCGATGATCGTGAACGTCAGCTGCAGGTAGCTCCCGCTGCCGTTCTTCGTGGGTTTCATCTCGCTCTCGGTGATGGCGGCGAGGTACTTCCCCGCCGGCAGCGGCTCGAAGCTGCTCGTCGGTTCCACTTCGGTCGCGTTGAATCCGTTCAGATTCGCCATGGGTCAGTTCTCCTTGCTGTTGGTGGTGTTCTGTTCATCGCCGACGAGGCGCAGGCGCGGCCTGGCGGCGACGGGTTGCGGTTGCTGCGTGAGGGCCTGCATCAGCGCGGACCACGACAGCGGAAGCTCGGCGGGAAGGCCGAAGCGGTTCTTGGCCACGCACGCCGGGCTGCCGACGGTGCGGAGGATGCGTTCGCCGCCATCCCGGCCCAGGCCGGCGGCGATGGTGCGCTCGCGCCCGAAGCCCCCGTCCTCGGTCTTGGTGATGATCTTCCGCGTGGCGAACAGCACCGCGTCGGCCCACTCGGTCAGCAGCGCCGTCACATGCTTGTGAAGGCGCGGCGAATAGCGGTCGTAGGCGGTGTGCTCGGGGTCCTCGAACTTCTCGACCTTCGCGTGGGCCAGCAGGATCACGCACATACCCCGCTGGTTGCGGAGGGTGTTGAGGTCGGCCAGCAGCCGCCGCCAGTGCGTGAGTGCGTGGGTGTAGCCCCGGGCGTAGCCGCCATCGACCTTCTCGATGCTGGTGACGCCATACTGCTCGCACAGCACGTCCCACACCAGGCGCTCCAGCCAGTCGGCCGAGTCGATGACCACCGTTTCGAAGTCGTGCTGCTCCTGAATCAGCGTCCGCAGCGCCGCTTCGACATCCGCCAGACCCCTGGCCAGCGGGAAGCTGGCGCAGTCGATCTGGTCGAGGCCATCTTCGGTGGGGATGAAGATCGGCGTGGGCGCTGCGGCGGCGGTCGTCGACTTGCCGATGCCCTCGGTTCCGTAGATCAGCAGGCGCGGCGGGGAATGCCTTCGCCCGCGATGAATCTGCTCAATCATGCTCATGCTTGTTCTCCGTGGTTTCAGTTGAGGTACTGGGGCGGGTGCCAGGTCATGGCCTGGCGGCCAGAGACGGTGCAGGCGCGGGACGGGCCGTTGCGGACCTGCTTGTCGGCCCGCAGTTCCGGCAGGCGCTTGTGGGCCTTGATGCCGATGCG